CAAATCAGAATCATCATTCCTGAATCTTGCTCCAATTACATTGGTATTATTCAAGGTTATTCCAGATGATGTTCCTGCCTTTACTTCAAAATGAACATCCTTGTTTACATCAACATAAAAATAATATCCTGATATTTCTGCTAATTGTTGTAGTGAATCAAAGATACTTTTATGATTGAATGCTATTTTTTCTATTGTTGTTCCAGTTGTAACATCTATATTATTCGTTGTCACTATTCCTCCACTATTTGAAATTAATATTGATTTTGCAATTTCTCCTGCATCCCTATTTATGAAAATAGTTGGCTGTACTGTAATATCCTGCAAGACAGCACTATAATCCCTTCCAATCAATATTATTTTTTCATCCTGGGATTCTCCAGAATGTTCAATATTTTCAATTGTACCTATAAATATCTTGGTTGTTGGTGGATTAACATCATTTTCTGCATAAACAATAACTTCCTGATTCAATGAAAATTCATCATTGTAAATACCCCTTATATTATCAAATACGATTTCAAAACTCGAACTTGAATTATAATCTCCGATGGATCTGTCTATATTGATTTCTTTTTGAGTTGTATAAGTTGTTCCTCCTATTGTTAGTTTAACAAAAATTGTCATTATCCTAAACTTATCTTTTTAGATAACTCCTTTTGCAGTTGTTCTGCAATATCCCTTCCAGATAATCCATTGATATTATTTATATAAATTGTAACTCCTCTTCCTTTAAGTGAATCAATATCTTTCACTCCAATTAAAGTATCTTTAGAACTAAATTTTATAGGTTCTTGGCCTGGTCTTGAAATAAAATCCCAATATCCTGTTGCTCCATGACCTCCAAATGAACCTCCAGTTGTTCCTCCAGTTCTTGTCCCTTGTCCGCCATTTGAAATATCCATCTCGTTTATATAACCAACTTGATTCAATAAAGAAATATAACTAAACAAATCATTTTCCATCTCTTGCCACTTATCATGATGATAACTTGCTATATCATCTAAATTAGCTTTGAAGGTTGTTGCATCTTCACTATAAAGCACGGCAAGTACTTTGTTTTTCTCTTCTTCTTTTGCTAAGATAGTTAAATTGCTTTCATTTATATCATTTAATCTTGCAAGTCCTAAATCTCTTTTTGCTCTATAATCAGCATCATATTCTGCCTTCAATTTTTCATTGGTTAATTTCTCAGCATCTAATTCTAATTGTAAAGATTCTAATTTATCTTCATTCCTTGTATTAAGTATTCTTACTTTTAAATCAGCTAATCTCTTGTCTGATTCAGCAATCTCTACATTTTTTGCAGTTTCTCCTGGCATTACATCTGATAATAATTTTGATAAAGTATCATAAGTTTTTTGTAATTCTTCATTAAATTTCTTTTGTGATTCAGTAGCTTTATCTGCATCTTCTTTATGTGTTTGTAACCAAGTGTATAATTCTTTATCACTTAATTTTTGTAGATTTATTTCACCTTCAACTAATTCAGTATTAGTATCACCAAATGCATAATTTAATGCAACAACTGCTGCTGTAATTCCAACAATTGTCATTCCAAGAGGAGTTGCAACAAAAGCCAATCCTGCAACTGTCAATGATTCAATAGAAGCAATTAAAGTTGGAAGAGTTTTAATTAAAGTTATGCTTTGCATTCCTATTTGTATGTAAGTTCCTATTACCTGATTATTTGTTATTTCTAATCTATTCTGTGCAATTGTCAAAGAACGAGTAGCTGATTCAACTTTTGCTTGTGCTTGTGCAATATCTTCAGCAGTAGCAGTTCCATTCTTCATAACTTTATTTAATTCATATTGTGCATCTTTTAATCTATCCTGGGCACCTTCAACTCTTTCAGAAGCATTCTCAACTCTTAACTGCATATTCTGGTAAGAGTCAAATATCCTGTCAACAGAATTAGCAGCCTGGCCTAACACCAATATAGAACCCATCTGTTTGTCGAAGGCTTCTGAAGTCTTTTCAGTCTGTTTCTGGATATTCTTATTAGAATCTTCAAGAGTTCCTTCTATCTTTTTCATTGTAGCAGTTACTTCATCAACTGCTTTAATTAGAATTGCTAATTCAGCGTCTGCCATGTGTTTTCATTTTTCTTTTTAAATCTCTATTCTTCTTGTTGATATATCTTACACAATTTTTGTATTCCTTTATAGTAATCTGGTCCAGATCTCTTAGATTCCAACCAAAAAATTCACAAAGTGTTAATTTATTTCTTATTTGGTCGGATTCTGAAAATCTTCTAATCCATTAAGTTCATTCATTGTTTTGATTATAAGCAATCTTTCTTTTAATGTCAAAGAATTATATTCTTTTTCAGTCAAGTCAGTACAAAACATTATCTGTTTTTTTATTGCCTCTTTTCTATCATCCCAATTTATTTCATCAGCTTGCACAGCCAACAATTCTTTAACCAAGATTTTTCTATCTCCAAAAGTAATCTCTTTCTGTTCCATAATATTACCTCCCTTCATTTATAATAATTGAAAAAAATAAAATAATTCAAAATTGTTCAATCTAAAATGGATTGAATTTAGATATTCTATTGTATTCAGTTGCACTTACGTTCTTAGGTCTAACAGTTATTGTCATCTCATTGATACCTTCAACTTCAGATGGATTGTCCATTTCAGTTATATTACATCCACTCATTATGAATATTGAATGTAAACTTCCAGTCACTCCTGTCTTTGCATCAGCATTGAAATCCAATGTAGCATTAAATACAGATCCACCCCTGAAATATTGGTCATAGAACATTTTTGTTCTTTCTGAATCTGAATCCATTGTAAGACTTAAAGTATATTCCCTGTTCAATGGATAAGGTGTTGAAATGTCCCTACTTGCATTAATGTAATGCGGCCCTTCTACATTTTGATTAATCTCCAATGTTATTTCCTTTGCTGTATCAATAACTGATCCAGCCATTGTTAATGATGCATCACTCCATAAATAAGACCTGTTGCCATCTTCAGTTACGCTTGTTGCTGCGCCTGAACTATAAGTCAATGTACTTGCAATATAATCCACATCTACTGAAACCTTTTCACCCTGTGCTGTTGTTATTGTTATTGTATTTGGAACACAACCATTCAATGTCCTGATAAAGTTCTTGCCTGTTACTGGCTGTGCTTTTGAATCTTCCAATGTAAAACAATTAGGTGGATTCAAAGTTCCTGAAACAAATGCAGATTGTGCTACATTCGTATTAATTTCTGTTGTGGTATGTGTACTATTAGTTCCTGATGTAGAATAGACTGATCCTATTCCCCAGAAAACGATTCTCATATCTGATGGATTAAAAGTCAATGTCCCTTTGTAATCTCTTGTTCCTGTCTGCAATAAAGCAAATGATCTTGATGCATTGCCAAGGTATCTAATCTCCTGAAGATTTTCAGTTTCATCCAAACTATGTGATTGAACCTGTCCAATCCAGAAAACACTTCCAGCATTTTGTATGGTTCCATAAAGACCTGATTCATATAAACCTACTAACTTGTTCTGATCTCCTCCATATCTTGTCATATTTACCTCCTTCTAATTTTATGAAATATTATAATATTTATAATTAATTTGTAAAATCCTACTTTTTACAGCATGATCCCCCTGTTCATCAACTTCAACTGCACTCAATAAATTAAAGTCATGAGCTCCTTCGACAGTTGAACCATCAACTGTGAACTGGATATCTTTTAACCTATTGATAACCTGTGCTGTCAATGATTCCTTTTCTTTTTGATTTCTTGCCCAGATTCTTATTTCAATCGTAAAATTAATGTCTAAAGATGTTACCTGCATGCCTGCCCTTGAAGCCTGCATATTTGGCATCTTGATTGTGATCAATGGATATTGAACAGGACGTTCAGGATAAGAAGTCATGACAAATTCAGAATCAGTTATTCTCTTGTTTTTTTCCAATGATAATGGATCTGTGATATTTTCCAATAGGTCTTTCTTCAAGAATATTAAAATATCTTTTGTAAATGTACTTGAACTTATACTCATTTTTAACTCGCTTGTTATTTATCCATTCATCGCTTTGAACGGAGGTGCTAGGTTTTTAGCCTAGAACCAATAGAAATATATGCATTATTAATTTAAATATATTGTTTAAGATAATATATATTAAATTTCTTTAATGCTTTCCTCAAATTTTTTAACAACCTGATTTCTATTTCTATCTAAAGAATTATTAAAATGTCTTCTTGCTTGCATTCTTGAAGTGCCATATTCTAAATACTGGGCATATTCTACTTTTGTAAAAACTATAGCATTATCTTCAGAAATATTAGTATCAACAGAATTCAAGAATCTTCCAGTATCAACAGAAGTTGGTTCATTCCTTCTTCCTGCAATGCTTTCTTTGACTTCATTTCTCATCAGTTCAGAAGCTTTAAACATTGCCTGAGAAACCTTTTTCTTAACTTCTTCATTCTTATTTTCCAAGAATTTCTTTACTTCTTCCCTGTTTAAAACTTGTACCTGAATCATTGGCCGTAAATACTTCCAGTCAAAGTCCGAATATATACTTTTTTATAAATTGTAACACCTTGAAATTCTGGATTTTCAATTCCTGGCAACATAATTGAATAACTATCACCTGTTGGCGAACCTATTTGAATTTTTACATCTTTTCCTTCATTGGTAAAAGTTATATTCCCTGAAACAAATAATTTAGAATCATCATATTTTATTAATCCTTGTTCCAATAAAATCTTTTCTGATGAACTTATTCTTGAATTTAAAGGTAGTATTATTCCAGAAGTCCATATTGTAGAAGATGTTTTTAAGGATTCCACTTCGTCAAAATCAGCATCATAGACTCTCGTGAATTTTTCTATTTTGATTATTCTTCCAGCTTTATTCATTAAACTTTCAAATCCTTTCTGGAATTTTTTAAGATTACTCATTATGCATAATCCTCGAATATCTTTATGTAAAGTGAATGATCACTTGGTGCAGTCAAAATAGCCCCGTCATTGTAAACAACTTCAAATTCTCCCAAATAATTTCCTGATCTGTTTGTGTTTCCAGAAGCCCATCTGTATTCGCATTCTCCAGTTGTTGATCCAGTAATATTGCATGTTCCACTAAAGACAATGGTATAATTGTTATCACTTGTAGCCAAGTTAAAAAAAACACTTCCATTGCTAATATCAACATTGCTTCCAGTATTGGATTTTATCTGCACAGCCAGATATGGCTTTGTATCATTCCTTTTTATGTTAAAAGTATTACTCATCTTGCCTCCTACTATATTTTTTAAATTATTAAATCTTTCTTTTTATCTCCAAGTTTTAATTCAATTGTCTTGTCCAAAACGCTTATGATTTGCTGCATATCTTTTAGCATTAATATTTTTCTTATGTCATCAATGGTTATGTTTAATCTTTTATCCTTGATGATAAGATTAATTAGATGCCTTACATCTGGCGATTGCTGAACCATTATATAAGAGAATAAATCAGACAAGCCAAAACTATCACTAAATGATCTCTCAAATTGAAATGTTGTAATCAATTCCAATAATTCTGAAATCTTTAAATTATCTGTTAATGAAAAACCCAATGATTTAATGTAATCATCTCTCAATCCAATTAAGTCCTGTTTTGTCAATGTTAAGGATTTACTATAAGAATCACTTAAACCCATATTATCACTTAATGTTTCCAAGAATATTCTATACAAATTTAAAGTATCCGTTAATGAAATTGATTCTGTCAATTGTATCACGGAACTTTTTGCAAATGATTCTGTTATCCTTAAATTGTCCAATTGAGTCAAAGTTAAATTAGTAGACTTGGAAAATGAATCTATTATCCTTAAAATATCAAATTTACTCAAGCCAAATTGATTGGATAAAGAGTCTATTAATTGTTCATTATCTGTTAAAGTTCTATTATATTCTATATTTCTATTTAAAGTATCAATTATCTTTAAAACATCTGACTTGCTTAAATTAAACTGATTGATTAAAGAATCTGTTAATTTCAAAATTTCAAATTTACTTAAATTTAAATTAATAGATTTTGAATCTGATACCCCCAAAATATCCTGCTTTAAAGTGCTGAAATTAATTATTTTATCTTCATAAATCCTTAAATAATCAGTCAGACTTTTCAAGAAAGTGTTTACATAATCTATATTTTCTATTAGTTTTATTTTATCCTGCATTGAAAATCCAATCTGCATGGTTTTGTCTTCGGTTAATCTAATCTTGTCCAATAAACTTTCAATAAAATTTATTACAGAATAATAATTTATATCTTCTGTCAGTTTTAATATATCTGATTTTGTCAATCCAAAATTTCCATATAGAATTTCCATTATCTTCTCATTTTCTGTCTTTGGCATATAGACTTGGCTTGATTCTGATTCCAATAGTTTCATGTTTTCAGTTCTTGAAAATCCTGTTCCCAAAATCTTGCTGTCAAATTCATAAATCTTGTCTGATTCTGACAACCCAAAATTTCCATATAGAATTTCCATTATCTTCTCGTTTTCTGTCAAGGTTCTTGTGTATTCTATATTCCTGTTTAATGATTCAGTTAGTCTTAGAATATCAGACTTGCTCAATGTGGATTGTTTTGTCAGGGATTCTATCAATTTTATCGTATCTGATAAACTTCTAACATAATTTATAATACCTTCTGTATAATAAACCGTGATGCGGATGTGGTCAATAGAAACAAATTTACCTGCAGTAAGACCTGCTAAAACGAATACAATTGTAGCAACTCCAAACCCTGAATTATTTATATCCTCGGCAGTCCAAGTGGTTCCAAACAAATCATTAGTAACAGTCTCTGGAAAAGAAGTATAGGCATCTAAAGTCGGATAATAACCTGCCGCAGGTGTATGGTTGTCGTTATATGTTCCGATTGTCCCCCCTTTTACAATTTTCGCATAAGTATACGAACGTAACGCAGTATTTGTAGTATCTGTTTTGGCTTCAACTTCAACTGTAATACCATTTATTGTTGCACCTGTCGGAATTGAAAAACCGAAGTTAGTTGCTTTAAGATAATGAGTTAAAAAAGAAGAATCCCTCCCTTCAACTGTCGCATACACATCATCACTCACCTTTGCATTGTCTGGATTACTCCACGCCACAGTTCCGACTGTTGCATCATCTGCCATTGTTCCTGGTGAGTTTGGTCCTGATGTTGTCATGTTATATTTTTCCTCCTATAAAATAATTAACTCTTAGAAATAGATAAATCTTAGGAAATC